ACTTGGCGAGCTAAGAAAAAATCAACTCACTGACCAGGAACGTCTGGTGGAGTCCGCAAAGGACGAAACCAGGCTGGCTGTTCGAGTCGAGTTTGCCGGAAAATTAGTGGACGCTGAACTAAAATCCAGCCTTATGGGTCGCTCTTTGGATGCAAGCGCTTTGCTTGACTTTGACAAAAGCACCTTTATTACTGATGGTGGTGATGTTGACTCAGACGCTATTGGGGCGTGGGTTGAAACTCACAGTATCAAAACAGGACTTGCCAAACCCGATTTGGGGCAAGGCGCTAGGGGTTCACAGTCTGACTTGTCACAAATTAGCACCCGTGACGATTTGAAAAATATGACGGCGGCACAAGTTTTGGAGGCCAGAACCTCTGGCAGGCTTGATTCGCTTATGGGGAAATAAAACCCCCCAAGAAAGGTAGTCCAAAATGGCTATTGACAATTTTATTCCCGAAATTTGGGCGGCTGGCGTAAGCCAAGCGTTCATTTCAAACCAGGTAGTTATTCCTACTCTGCGGACTCAGTTCACAGACGTTGTGGCACCTGGAAACAAAATTCACATTATCAACGCAACCACCCCCACCATTGTTAACTATGCTGGTGCTGGCCGCGTCATTTCGCCGGAAGCTTTGGCTGACACTGAAGTGTTGCTGGCTATCGACCAGGAAAAAGCATTCTCCGTGAACGTCGATGACGTGGACAAGGTTCAGACTGGCTCAGGCTTCAACGCTTGGGTTGACTCTGCCGGGCGTGCTCTTGCTGAGGATTCCGAAAACTACCTGGTTGACCTTATGGTTGCTGAGGGTACTGACGGAAACCCAGGCGATGTTGAGCTGGACACTGCGGCGAAAGCCAAAACTGCCGTGCGCGACATTCGCCGCCTGATGGCAAACGCCAAGGTTCCTACTGCCAACCGTTACCTGTTGGTGAACCCTGACTTTACTGACTTGCTCATTCAGGCTTTGGATGATTCAAGCATTGCTGGCACGGATGACACTTTGCGAAATGGTGTCATTGGGCGTCTTTACGGGTTCACTGTGATTGAGTCGCCTTTGCTTTCTGTCGCTGGAACCCCAGCCGCTATGGGCTACCACCAGGACATGGTTGCATATGCCAACCAGATTCAGTCGCTTGAGGCTCTGCGTCACCAGACCAAGTTCGCTGATATCGTTCGCGGTTTGAACGTGTTTGGTGGCAAAGTTGTGAAGTCTGCCGCTGTTGTGCAGTATGTTTCGGTGGCCGCGTAACATTAGGCCACGCTTGAAGGGGGCTGGTTTCGACCAGCCCCCTTTCAGCATCCAGTCGCAAAAGTTTTGACACAGGGAAGGCACAAAAATGGCGCTTGCCACAATCGCTGACGTTGAGGCCCGGCTGGGCCGCGACTTAACCACGGCAGAAACCTCTAAGGCCACAGCGTGGCTCACAGACGCTTCAGCCATGTTTGTGCAAAGGTCAATCCAAAAGTTTGAGGTTGATGAGTCCACAGTGCGCCTTTTCCCCAATAGCGGTGTGGTGCGCCTTGTGCAACGCCCGGTCATTGAGGTTGTGACGGTCAGAGATTTGGACGGCGTAGAAATTGATTACACGTTTGACGGCAGGCAGTCACTTTATGAGCTGGGCACGTTCAGCCCTGTGGTGGTCAACTATGAGCATGGGTCAGCGGATATCCCTGACGATGTTGTGGCGGTTGTGGCTGGCATGGTTGTGAGGACTTTACAGATTCCGGCTGACGCGGCGGCGGGCATCCAGCAACAGTCTGTGGGGCCCTTTTCCCAGTCTTATGCAAACTGGGCTGTGGGGGCTCAGGTGCTTTTGTCGCCCTCTGACACCCAGGTGGCAAACTCTTATCGTGACAGGTCTTTTCGGTCAGCGTCCACTATTGGGAACCCAAACTATGGCGGGTATTATCCCAGCCAGACACGTTTCGGTGGCGGCGACATTATTCCACAGCACAACTTTTGAGGCCACTTTTGACGACGGGAATTTTCGGCAATGGAAGATATTACCCAGGTAAGGCGTAGCTCAAGTTCAACTGACACTTTTGGCGAGCCCGTATATACGACAACTAACACGACGGTGCAGGCTATAGTTTCTGCCCGTGTTTCAAGCACAAACTTTGACCCTGACCAGATTATGGTCACAGACGGTTTGACAGTCTATTTTGCTAGTGGTTTTGACATTCAAGATGATGACAAATTTATTGTGCGTGGCAAGACGTATGAGCTTGACGGTGAGGCTTTTGATTGGCGGGCCGGGTTAGGTTTGTGGACGCCCGGCACTGTCGCCAATTTGCAAAGGGAGGCTGACCGTGGCTAGTAAAATTCCGGGTGGCGGTGGCGAGGTCAAGCTGAACCGTAAAGGTATCGGCGAGCTGATGCGCTCTAGGGCTGTGGCGGACGAGCTTGAAGCAAGGATGCGTCGAGTCCAATCAGCAATACCAGGGTCTATCTTGAAGGTTTCCACCACTGGCAAGCGGGCGAGGGCCAAGGTTATCAACGGTTCAGACTTTGATGAGGCGAACACTGGCGAATTGTCGAGGGCGCTTGATTTGGCTGGCGGGGAACGCGGCTACAAGGTAAAGACTAATAAACACAAGTCGATGAGGTGAGCTAGAGGATGGCTGACGCCGTAATTTTTTCGGACATAATTTCACACCTTGTGGGAAGGCTTCAGACAGGCTTGAACGCTAACGGCTACTCTGGCACTCGCGTGGGTGTCATGGCAGACACCACAGCCTCACAGGTCATTCTGAGGTACGACGGGGGCAACAGGAAGTCTAAGACTGTTTCAACAACCAGTGTGGGCGTGAATGTTTACGCCACAACCTATGGGGCCGCAAACGCTTTGGCTCTTATGGTAACTGCCCTTTTTGATGATTTGCCTAACGGCACACCAATAACTGACACCAGCCCTGAGTCTTTGATTCAGGACGTTTCAGACTTAAGTGGCGAGCGTAGATTTATGCGTTTTGCCGTGGACCATCGAGGCACAAACCTCTAAACCGATTAGTTAGGAAAAAAAATTATGGCATTAGATTCGGACAACGTAAGGGTTGGCACCACGGGGGTTGTGTATGTGGCCCCTACTGGCACGGCGGCACCAACTGATTCAGACGGCGCACTTGACGCGGCGTACATTGACCTTGGGTATTGTTCACCTGATGGGGTGACGGAAACCATTGACAAAAGCACGGTGCAAATTCGTGCTTGGCAGAATGGCGCTTTGGTGCGCGAGGTTGTTTCTGAGGGCACCTATTCAATTCAAACCACTTTTATTGAAACCAATGAAGCTGTGCTTGAGCTGTATTACGGTGTGGCTATGGACGCCGGCAAGTTCCTCATTGACCCACGCAAAACTGGTGGACGCCAATCGTTCATTGTGGACGTCATTGACGGTGCTTCGATTGAGCGCACATATATTCCCGCCGGTGAAATCACCTCAGTTGGAGAGCGCACACTGGCCTCTGGCGAGGCTATCGGCTATATGGTGACAATCACTGCATACGCTGATGCAACTTCCAACGTGGTCACTAAGTGGTTCTCTGACCTGGAGGCGTAACAGTTTGCCCCAAGCGTTACCGTGCGGCGGCGCTTGGGGTTTTGATTGGGTGAGGGGTCAGCCCCCTTTGACCCCTCACCCTCAGTCGCACATTCAAACAAAATGATGGAGTCGCACAGATGAGCTTTAACCTTGAGCACGAAAACAAAACTATTTCTTTACCTGACTTCAAAGACATTCCTATTGGTTTGGTAAGAAAAGCCCGCCATGAATCACCCCAAAACCAGATTTTCACTGTCCTTGAGGGTCTAGTTTCTGACTCTGACATGAAAACTTTAGACAAAATGCCCACGGGCGCGTTTGGTTTGCAGATGAAAGCGTGGACTGGGGGAGCAAGCCTGGGGGAATCCTAAAGGTTCTCGAAATTATCGAGGACCATCGTGAAGGATTTATTTACGACTTTAGGAGTCGTTTCAGTTTAGGGCTGGCTGATGTTGGAACGACTGCCCCTTGGGATGAAGTCGTTTCGCTTGTCACCGTTTTGCTTAGGGACCCCACTTCATGGCTTCACACGTCTGTCGCTAATTGGGCCCACCCGATTAGTTACGACTGGCCGGTGTTGGCCTCAATGTATGACTTACACGCCCAGGTGAACAGCAAGGGCAAACCTAAGCCTTTCCCACGCCCTTGGGACAACCGTTCAAACGTGCAGAGCCGGCCAATGCCACGCGCTGACGCTAGAGAAATTTTGAAACGCGCCAAGAATGGAGAGCTAAAATGGCAGAACAAGCTTACGCATATGTGACGCTAATACCTGTCGCTAAGGGTTTCCAGGGTGCTATCGCTAAAGAGCTGGGCGGTGTCAACAATGTTGGCAAGACTGCCGGGCAAAAGGCTGGCAAGGGGTTTGGCGGTGGTTTCGGTGGTGCCCTGAAGGGGCTTGGCGGGATTATTGCGGGTGGTTTGGCGGCGGCTGGTATTGGCAGTTTTGTCAAGGATTCTATTGCTCAGGCTAGTTCTTTGGGCGAGTCTATCAACGCCCTTGAGGTCACATTTTCGGATTTGAGCGCGTCGTCTGTTGACGAGCTAAAGAAAATATCTGAGGGTGCGGCTGTAAACTTTGGTTTGTCGCAAACAGAATTCAACGGGCTGGCGGTCCAGTTTTCTAGCTTTGCCACAAAAATTGCGGGCCCTGGTGGCGACGTTGTTGACATTATGGAAACGCTGGCCGGGCGTGGTGCTGACTTTGCCTCTGTCATGGACCTTGACGTGGCTGACGCCATGGCTATGTTTCAGTCTGGTTTGGCTGGTGAGGCTGAGCCTCTCAAAAAGTTTGGTATTGATATTAGCCAGGCCTCAATCGAGGCTTACGCTTTGGCCAACGGTATTGGTGAGGCTGGCAGGCAACTAACTGAGTCCGAAAAGGTCCAGGCCCGTTACGGTGCCATCATGGAGCAGACCGCCAAGACTCAGGGCGACTTTGGCAACACGTCTGACAGTCTTGCTAACGCTCAGAGAATTTTGGGCGCACAGTTTGAGAACATGAAGGCTGAAGTTGGTGGGCCTCTGCTCAACGCTTTTGCAGACTTGACGGCGGGCCTCATGCCTGTTGTTGAAATGATGGGCCCAATTCTTGTGGGCGTCATGGAGGAACTGGCCCCAATCATTTCTGATTTGGCTGGTCAAATTCCTGGTTTGCTTGAAGGGTTCTTGCCGCTGTTGCCTGTGCTTGGCGATTTGGTGGGCATATTTTTGGAACTGGCGGCTGACCTGTTGCCTGTTTTTGTTGACTTGGTTATGGCGCTAATGCCGGCTATCACTGAGCTGTTGCCTTTGTTTGCGGAGCTTATCGGGGACGCCTTTGAGGTGTTGATACCGATTCTTGTGCAGGTTATTGACGCGCTGGTGCCAATTGTTGAAGCATTGTTGCCAGTTTTCATGGAAATTTTTGAGGCTTTGGCCCCTGTCATGCTGACTTTGATTGAAGCTTTTTTGCCGCTAATTGACCTTTTGTTGCCAATGTTCATAGAATTTATTGAATTTCTGACGCCAATACTGCTTTTTGTGGCTGAGGTGCTGGGTGAAGTGCTGGTCTTTGGTATTGACCTATTCATCGGTGCAGTGGAGGGGATGACCGCAAACCTGGAAGTGTTTGGCACATTCTTTGGGGATTTGTGGGAGGGCCTAAAGGACTTTTTTGAGGACACAATCAACGGAATGATTGGCGGCTTTGAAGCGTTTGTAAACTTTGTGATTCGTGGCGTGAACCGTATCGTTGGAGCTTTGAACGGGCTCAAGTTTGAGGTGCCCGATTGGGTGCCAGGAATTGGTGGGTCTACTTTAGGGTTCAACATTCCGACAATTCCTGAAATAACTTTGGGCCGTGTTGCTTTAGCCAAGGGCGGGCTTGTCACCGGACCCACAAACGCTTTGGTTGGCGAGGCTGGCCCTGAAGTGGTTATGCCTTTAGACCGTTTCGAGAAAATGATGGGTATCGATGGGGGTGGCGGTCAGTCTGTCAACTATTACGCGGCACCAAACAAAAGTTTTGACGCTGAGCAAGAGTTACGTC